TAATGCACCCATTTTCATAAGCTCAAATACTTCTTTACCTTTTTGTGTACCCATAGCAAGTCTACCTTTAATCTTTAAACCTCTAGTATCTTCAACTAAAGAATCAATGACACCAATAGGTTCATCTGTCTTATGTTGATATAGAAGTTTTATTTGTTTTGGTTTCTTGCCTTTGATTGATTCAGAAAATGCACCTTGTTTGATAACATCATTTCCTAAATCCTTATTGTTGAATACTGACGCATAGCCTTCAAAAGTTCCATCATCATCAGTATCTAATTCTTTGTAATCACATTCTAAGTCTAGAATATCATTTACAATCTCTAGATGTTCTTCAGACATAACTCAAATTCCCTGTCAAGTAAAAGTTATTCTATTCTAGCAACAAATTAACCTTATACACAAGCAAAAAAAAGGGAGTTGTGAAACTCCCCAAAAAGGTAGCAAGTATGAAAATTTTATTTTAGCAGTAATATAAAATATGTTAAACCGATTATCATACTAAACATTAATGTACTTATAACTATTTCCCAACCTGTCATATATTTATTGTTTAATCTATCTTGCTCATTCATATACTTCTCCCTGTTAAAATTAATGTCCAATTCTGCATTGCTCTTGGATATCCCAAATGTGCATGTCATTAGCAGACACAATATTATTATCAAAAGCAATTTGCATAACTTGAGAATTGCTCTTATTAACAATCGCTGAATGTCCAATTTTTTCTTTAACTTCTTTTCTAACTTCTTTAATGTTAATCCAATCTTTCATTTTCTATCTCCTAGTAAATGGGAGCATTTCTGCTCCCTGTTAATTTTAAGATACACCTTCTATTTTTCGTATAGCTTTTGTCAATAATTGGAATTCTTCATGTCCATCATAAACTGCTTCCCAATCACCATCTAAACAATACTTAATAATATCTTCACTCTCAATACAGCTCCTCATAAGGAGATTATTATTTTCATCAAGTTCAGTTCTTAATTTATGTATTTTATCTTCAAGGATAAACAGTTCATGTTTTCTATTTGCGACATACTCTTTTCTATCTACACCCTCTTTAAAACTTGTATATGTTTCTTCTTTTAAAGCACTTATTAAATTCATTACAACTATTGCTTCATCAAGATATTTACACTCAAGATTAGAAATCTTAGTTTTAAGTTTTTTAGTTTTCTGCAAAGCTACAAAATATATTGCTTTTGTTTTTTCTTGTGTAGTTAATTTATTCATTTTCTATCTCCTGTTTAAGTTTTTAAAAATTGTGGGAGCATTTCTGCTCCCTGTTAAAATTATTAAATTCTTTCACCTTTGCTGTTTCTACCTCTGTTATCTACAGGTGTTTTTGTAAAACCATAATTAGCGACATAATATCTAACACCATTAATCTTTACATAATCACCAACTGATGTAGAACGATACTCTTTGCCAAGTGCTTCTTTTGACCAACTTTCATCAATATTTTGTGAAGCAGAATAAACTACCTCTGCTAAACTTTTATCACTATAGTTACCATATTTTTGATGTGAAAAAGCCCAAGTACCAATATATTCTGGTTTATCTTCAAATGCTGTATGAAATAACTCTACTTTTCTATCCATTTTCTTGCTCCTGTTTAAGTTTTTATATAAGTTGTTATTAACTTATATAAGAAGTATATATAATTATTATATATATGTAAAGTATATATATAAAATAAATGTAGTTATAAGTGATTGATTTATATAGCTATTTAAAATTAATTTAAATTATTTCATCTTCTGAGTCATAATACAGGGTAAAACAGCGACAATTAATAACATTTAAAGCACCGCCATTTTGATAATCGCCTGTGTAATTCATTCTATTTTCAGTAAAGCCACCGCCAGCTATGGGTGTCATAACCTTAAACATCTCATTGGTTGATATTACTGTTCCATTCATAGCCCTGTGCCATTGTCTAGTCCTGTCATCTAAAGCACTATTCCATTCTTTGACAGGTCTATCCAAACCTAATGTTTTAGATATTTCATTATTGCCATAACTCATAGCAGAATGAGTTTCTGTTCTAGCAATCATAGTGGCTCGATATGGAGCAAAAGATTTATTACGTCTAATCTTTTCAGCTATCTGCGGAATAGATAAACCGTCTGCAATACCAATCTTAATTGCTTGTCGTATTTGTTTTTTAGTGGTTTCGGATACTTGCGTTACTTTAGTAGCTGTTACTTGTGCAATATAACTAGCAACAATAATATCTATTTCATCTTCTTGTTTGGTTTCTCGTTGCTTTATCAATCGTTCACTTGTAGCTGTAATAACTACCCTGTAATGATTAGATAATATTTTAAATAATTCATCTGAAAAATCTTCTAGAAAAGTATAATACATATCACCAACTGCAATATATTCTCTCTCTGCTATTCTGGCTGTTTTTTTAAATAATTTTTTAGTCTTAGCATTAAGACTTTTAGAAAGATTGAGATATAACTTGAGTTGCTCTTTGTAGTCCTTACGCCTATTAATCCTGATTTTTGACATCTACTCAATTATTTCAAAATGAACTGCGTCAATAAAATTCATATCCCTATTCAGTTTGAAATCTCCTGTTACCCAGCTTCCACCCCATCTTATTTTAATATCTAGGATTTCGCAAACTTCTCCAACCACTCCAGCAACAGCTTCGTAATATTCTAGCTCCCAAGTAACTTTGCCTTTATCATAGCAAGCTATGTCTACAGCCTTACCCTGACAATGCAAAGACTTTGCTCCAACCTTGCTCAATCCATCAGCTTTCAATTGTTCGGCTCTTTCTAGGCTTCTCATGCCCTCTGTGATGCCAAAATCAATCGGTGTTAGCTTAATAACTTCATTCATAACTAATTTTAAGTCTGGGTGAACTGTTTCTAATTTTTCTAATGAGCCTTTTCCAAATTTAAACATAGTCTACTCCTTTGACGATAATGGGTGGTCTTTAGGTAACAAATCTAAATCAAACTTACCACCTCTAAATTTACCTGTCCTTACAGCAACCAAGAAAGCATTTACTCTAGCATAAGCCCATTGGTCTTCTGACCTGACACCTGGTCTAACACTTGATGGATTAGTTCTATATGCTCCTACACCACGTTTAAAAACTTTACCAAGCATACCAACAGTTACTCGCTTGCCTTTCTTATCTCCATACTTATCGTTGTGTTCGTCAACCTTACCTTGTAGAGCTTTTTCTACTGTCTTAGACAATCCAGCAACTTTAATCTCCATATCATCAAATGACTTTTCTCTCTCTGCCATAATCTGATTTCTTTTCCTTTTAGCCCAACTAAAAGCTGTATCGCTTCCCCAAAGTTGCCACGCTATTCTTCCAGCAGAGGGAAAGCCTTTTTCACCTCTGTTAAATCCTTCTGCCTGTTTATCTACTTCATGCCTTGAAAAGAATGAGAACATTCTTAAAACTGTACTAGGAGATAATCTTTCTTTTCTCACTAGCTGATTTGCTCTTGCAACACCTACTGCTGTTCCACCTCTGCCAAATTCTTTTCTCATGTCTAAACCTTTTTGTGCTTCCCTAGCCATTGAATCAGTTGGCACAAGGTCTAAATCAGATAATGCTTTTTCTTCCTCTCCAGCCCAAGCATTACATAAATATTCTGCTCTGACTTCTGCGTCAAAGAAATCACAATATTTGTTTTCGTAATGGATGCAGTTACCGCAATTTTTTTGTGCTGTGCCTAAACGGTAGGCACTAGGTAACTTTGGGTCAACATCTTCTCCATCTGGATATTCATCTAGCTTTTCTTCTTTCTCACCGTACAGCAATTCATATGTATCATCATATTTCTCATTTCCTTCAGAATCTACTGGCATATCATTATCTTCGTCTGGAGCAGTATCATCTACCTCACCCAATGGGAATAAGTTTGATGGTACTAATAAACTATCGCCACCGTCTATTGGAGCTAATCCTAGTCTTTCTCTGGCTTCGTTCCTAGTTAAAATACCTTGCTGAACGCCTTGACTGACATTGGCAAAGACCTGTTTGCGTTTCTCTGCCATAGCTGGAATAGAGTCTATGTCGTATTGAATTCTTAAATCACCATCATATAACGGTGTAAGCCATTCGTTTAAATCTGATTGAATTCTATCCAATAATGGGATAATGGTTT